CCGAGGCGTCTCCACCGCCCCCTCCTGATGAGGCTGAACCGGACGCCTCCGCTAAAGGGGCTTATCAATCGAACGTTCCCTATGGGGAAAAGGAATGGGGTTGCTGAATGCCGCTTACCTACCTGCCACACCGCGTCGGTGACATCGCCGCCCACCAGATTAGAGTCATCTCCAACATCGCCCCCTCCTACCCAAGCGCCAACGCACGCGCTGTCGGTCAGTCGCCCTATGCTCTCAAGGTTGTATGCTCTTGTCAATGGGAGGCTTTGGCTATCGACGGGAGGCAGGCGACCTACTACGTCAACTGTCACATGGCAGCGCATGGCCTTCCCATGATTGAGGAAGTGCAATCTCAGACTGAGACTCCTGATGGCAAGTGAGAACAAATTCGATCTGGTGGATGTAGACTTTGGCAAGGACATCGCTGCCGACATCGCCCACTTCATCGAGCAACAGCTTGAGTGGCTGGAGAAGGCGCATCGAGAGCTTCACGAATCCCTTATCCCCAAGTGGCGCAAACTCTATCTCGGCACGCCCTCGGAGATGACGCGCAACTTTCCTTTCCCCAACGCCGCCAACACCATTGTGCAGGTGACAGGCGCGACGGTGGACACGATGGTGGCACGAGTGATGGGCCTCATCCTCGCCACCCACCCCCTCTTCGTGTTCCAGAACTTCGCCAAAGCCTCCGACATGACGGAGATGAAGCTCAATGAGTCTCGCCGTGCCGTCATCGAGAACTTCATGGAGGCGGTGGGAATGGAGCCATCCGAACTCGATCTCCCCCGCGTTGAGTCGCAGTGGTTCACCGATGCCTCCAAGTTGGGCACCTCCTTTACCAAGATCAGCCTAGAGCATCAGGTCGAGGCGGTCGTGGTAGGATACACCGAAGCGAAGAAGAAGATCAGGGCGAATGAAACAGTTATTTATAGTGGCCCCCGCGTCACCAAACTCCGCAACGAGGATGTCATGGCCGATCCCTCTGCACAGACTCTCGAAGATGCCGGGTTTGTCAGTGTACGCCATAAACTCTACCGGACGGATTTGGAAGATCGCGCATGGCGCGGCATCTACGACAAAGATGCGGTTGATACCATCCTCAACTCCCCTGACCGTTCTACGCCCCGAAAGTCGGAAACTACGGAACAGCAGGCTCAAGGCATCAATCCTGTTGGATTTCCCGAATCGACGGCAGAGTGGGACATCTACGAATGCTACTTCCCTTGGTGGCACGAAGGGCGCAAGTATCGTCTGATTTATAGCTACCACAAAAAGACCAAGACAGTCCTTCGCAAGGTGTTCAACTTCCTGCCGAAGAATGAGCTTCCGGTCAAGCGGGCCAAGCTGGGCTATCGCACCGATGGCCTCTACGGCCATGGCTATGCGGAGTTGCTCGAAGCCTACCAAGAGGAGCTATCCACCACCCACAACCAGCGGCTCGACAATGCGACGGTGGCCAACGTGCGGGCCTTACGTGTGTCCTCGCGAGCACGCACCCTCGACGCCAACATGGAGCTATATCCTAGCGCCATCCTCGTTGGGGAGAAGGATGAGATTGAGTCAATCCCCGTCGGTGATGTCTACCCCTCCACTTTCAAGAATGAGGAGTTGACGCTCCAACTGGTGGCACAGAGGGCAGGCATTACCCCCGCCGTCTCAGGCAGTGGCACAGGCGGGATGATGAAGAAGCCGCAGATTTATACTGCCCAAGGCACGATGGCCACCATGCAGGAGAACAACACGGTTGTGGGATTTGCCACCTCCGAGTTCCGCCACGCCCACGTCACCCTTGGCGCGGCCCTCACTTCCATCTATGGCAAGTTTGGCGTGGGCAGCCGAGCGGAGATGTTCGGCCTAGATGCCGACACTCTCAAGGATGCGATTAAGGAGTTTGAGGCGGAGCGCCTCCGCATACCCATCCGAGCCTCGACTGGCTCCCTCAATCGCGAGGTCGATAAGGCCACAGGAATGCTCATGTCCGGCCTGATGCAGCGCTATATGACCGGACAGGTGCAGATGCTCCAAGCGATCTCTAATCCCATCGTTCCCCCGCTAGTGAGGGAGAACATGATAAACTTTTTACAGGCAGGGGAGTTGCTGCACAAACGCATCCTAAAGGACTTTGGGTATGACCAGCCCGACATTTACGTCCCCGAAACTAAACTTGGCGAACAGCAAAATGCGGGAACTCCACCGGGCGGGCAAATGGCCCCCGGAGGGGCATCCCCTCAAGGCGCTGGTGGCGCTGGACCCACGGATGGTGGAGGACTTCTTCCACGGCCCGGTATGGGCGGCCCTGCGGGAGGCCTTGCACCTGTTCCGCGATAACGCTCTCTACACCGCCCTCCATGCTTCCGATCGCCGTCGCGATGAAGCAGTCGGAGTTGTCAATTGTTGTGATACGCTCGAAGGTTGGGCCACTGAGGTCCAACGATTCAACGATGCCATACGAGAGGAAGCCAAATGACGTGGCCTTTTGAGAAACCCGCTATCGAAGAGAACAACCCTGAGCCTGCCAAGCAAGGAGAGAAGAGTCCCGCTGAGTTGATCGCTGAGTCTCTCTCCGCCGCCCTCAAGCCTGTGCTTGAGCGCTTCGATGCACAAGATAAGCGTTTTGAGACGCTGGAGGCTCAGACCAAACCGCGAGAGCCTAAGCCTGCCACCAACCTAGAAGAACCTGTCTCCGTGTTGGATGACGAAGGACTTGCCTTTGCCCAGCGCCTTACCCCCCTTATGGCTCGCCAGTTCGAGCTTGAATCCTCTGTGGTGCGCGATCGCATCTTCCGTGAGTATCGCGACTCAGGCTACGGTGATCTCCTCTCCCAATTCGAGGGTGAGATCACTCAGTTGCTCGACTCTGCGCCCCTTGTTACCAGCGATGGCAAGCCCCTTCGCGGCGACCCCCAATATATCCGCAACGTCATCGACATGCTGTTTGGACGGAAGGCGCGAGCGGGTGGCATGAGATTCGATGGCAAGAGCAAAGGCTTCTTCCTTGAGCCAGCGGGCGGCTCCAGCAATCCCGGTGCCCAGCACGACGAGATGGGAGGCCTCACCGAGGGCCAGCGCAAAGTTATGGATCGTATGGGCATCCCCCTTGAGGATGCCAAGAAGGTGATTAAGAAACTGCATTTTGTCTAAGGAGCAACCTATGATGGAGTCGGACATCAAGACAGCAGCAGAGGCAGCGGCGGCGGCAGTTGTGGAGTTAGCCATTCGTTGGGCACCCGCGACAGGCCAGCTACAGGTGGTAGGATCGAATGTGGACTTGGTGGTGAAGTTGGGAATGATGGAGATGGCAAAGATTGCACTCCAGAATCAGACTAAGCCCTCCGCTTCTCCTGTGATTGTGCCGGGGAGGTTTGCATCGTGAGTCGTGTTATAATTCAGAGTATTGATCCAACAGTGGAAGCGGTCATCGTGGACTTCCAACGAAATCGCCTCTACGGATCGGTTGAGACAAAGTTCGAGGACGGTAGGGTGGTCCTCATCAAACGGACTGAGTCGATAAAGCCTTCCGATAGCCGGACCAACCGGGAAGAGGATGAGCAATGAGCCTATGTGGCACTTACCACACAAGACGGGACTAAGCTAGGCCAAACGATCGTCACCGATGTGAACGCGAATGTCAGCGTTCCCGGCCCCGCAGCCCGCAAAATTTCCCACGAAGCGGCCCTACTGTTCGACAAGAGCGTTGTGGCCCGCCCTCTGATGGTTCCCGAAGTTTGTTCCCTCCGCGTTAAAAACACTGAATATCGTTATCGCTGGGTCAACCGCGATGGCCAAGGCGGGCGCATGTACACTCAGCGCCGCGCTCAAGGCTTCATCAATGCGACCACCGACGATGTGGAGGTGCTCGGCGGAGACGCTGAGACTCGCGATGGGGAGATCAGAGCGGGAGACTTGGTGCTGATGAAGTTGCGCCAAGACATCTACGATGCCGCCATGAAGTACAATATGGTGAAGGCAATGACCCAAGCCAACATGCGTGGTGTTCATCTGGAGGGTGCCTCCGCCGATGTGTTCGACGACGCGAAACCCACCCGAGTTTCTGTGGCTGATGAGCCATTCAATCGCAGTGGCAAAGCAGCCGCGTTCATTCCTTCTAGCGCCGAAGCGGAAGCAATGATTAACGACTCCATCAAGGGAGGTCGAGCCGAAGAGGCCCGCCAAACAATGGAGACGTTCCGCAAGAAAGCGGACAAGTAGGAGCAATCTATGAGCATCAGCGCAATTCCCATCCTCCCTGTTGAGTCGATCTCTGGCAATCAATTCCGTGCCAACCGCATCATTGAAGAAGCCACGCAGACCTTTTTGGCGGGCACCCCTGTCTCTCTCGCTTCGGGGGATGGAGGCCTTCAAGCGTGGAATGGCACCACCTACTCTCAAGCCCAAGGCGCTATTTGTGGCATCAGCTATGAGGCTGCTTCCAACTTGGCCTCCACTGGCAAGGGTGCTCCCACACCTTTCTCGCCGCTGACCGGGTTGGGCGCAACACTCACCTTCGGCAGCGTGCCCAATGAATCAGCGGCAGTCAATATCCCCCACGGCGCACCGTTCAACGACGGTCGCTGCGGCTTGATCTTGGCGACCAC